GCTTGTAAGAAATGTTAGCTATTTTGTATCCTTCCTCCCATAATCGTTGCACTTCTCTAAGATTTTTTATGGTTATTCCTTGCCGCCTACGGTAAGTAGTCAGCTTTAAAATGTCACAGATTTGGTGATGTGCTAGTCCTGTTCGTTCTGAAATCTGCTTGTAAGGGTAATCGTTCTTGTACATTTCAATTACCTCGTCAGCTAATTTAAGATGTGCTGAGTTGTTCTTAGATCGCTCATTGGTCTTTAGGTATTCCTTGTAGAGAAAGTTGTTTACCACGCCCCTAGAAATGCCTATAATCGTTGCGATGTTCTTGTTAAGTACCTTTAGCTTGTAAAGTCTTACTATTTCGTCTTTCTGTTCCTGTGTTAGTGATGTCATGTTAGTAGTTGTAGTTGCAGTAGTCAAGTATATTTGTTAAAATGCGTTCTAGTTCATTACCATTAATAGGTACTGAATCATATTCTACCTTATAGCTTACTATTTGGTCGAATCTCCTATTGTTTTTTACTACCAGGGCCTCGATATACCAATAGCTATCGTAGAAAGCAAACTGATAGATTTCATCTTTGATATGGGTTACTGAGAGGTCTAGGCTACCTATATTCTCTTCTTCTAGTTCAATAAAGTTCATAGTTCTTCGTAGGTTTCTTTGTAGTATTGTTCACCATTTTCTTTTGTTGGGGAATCATTTGTAAATCCATAGTCATAGCCATCGCACAGACCAGTATCAAAAGCATTTTCAATCTGCTCTTTCTCCATTTTCTTGGCTTCTTTCAAAATACTTTGCCAAGCAAACTTATCCCTTGGTGTCTCCCATAGTTGGGTAAACAACCAATCTACTGCTGTCTGGTTCATAGCAGGGTATATACCTGACTGCTCATCTGCTTTCATAATTTCTACAATTAATTCTCGTTGCTTTTCCTTATCTGTCATAGCTTATCGATTTCTTGTTTAACTTCTTGCCAATAAGGATTTAATGATTCCCTATCATAATCATAAATCGTATCAATCAAATCTAATATCTCATCTACCGCAATCAATGCACACTCAACACATCTAGCGTACTCTTCGTCTGTAGTAAAGTATCCGTATAAATACTTTTCGTATTTAAATACAATTTCTTCTGCCTTTTCTGTTGGTGTCATAGTTCTTCTTCTCTAGTGTTTACAAATTTCTTATTGTTCAAATCTTCTTCCTCCTTCATGGATATAAACTTCTCGCAGTAGTCATATTCGTATGGAGTCTCAATAAAGTAGTACTGGTAGTAATTAGGCATTGCCGTATATCTATAGCACTTGCTTCTTATCGGGCAATCTATGCCATCGCACATCGTTATATCGCTCATGCTAGTAGTTCTTTAACATATTCCCTACACTCCAATACCTTAGCCTTAGCCGTCTCAATTACTATGGGGTCATAGTCTATCTCAAACTCTTTTACTCTATAGCTGTTGTCTACATGAGCGTAGCTTACAGGCTCTTCATGAGTCAGGTAGTCAGGAGTATCCTGAAGAGTATATACCAACTTGGCCTTTCTAAGTCCTGTCAGGTGCATATAAACCTGGAGCTGATAGTAGTACCACATGTCAGGCTCTTGGTCGAACAGAGGGAATGTAAAGCAGTCCCATGAGGTCTTGAAGTCATAGACTATACCCTCGTGCATACAGTCAGGAGTCCCTGTGAAGAAATCATCCTCAAAGTGGTCTAGGTTCTTAATCATAAAGTCCTTATCCATAGCAACAGAATAGAACTCGATAGCCTGATCCTCCAAGGCCAATCCCTTCTGCAAGTACTTAGAATTTATCTGCTTCTTAACTCCGTAAATCTGCTCTTTTACCCATTCCTCTAGGTAGCTCTTTGTAGTCTGAGATAGTGTTTCAGACTTAGACCTTGGGCTAGTCATTAACTTACCCAAGGCACTTGCTCTGCATTTAAAATTCATCCTATTAGAAGTTTTTCGTTATCAGCTGTCAGAATGTACACAGCCTTAATCTGCTCAATAGTTACTTTTCCACTAGCTAGTGAATCCTTGGCACCTTGCCACTTAGGATGCTTTGGACTAAGCTCTTCCTTTTTTGCACCATGGTCATTTGTACTATCAGGGTCTTTGGTATCATCGATTAACAGGAGACCCGAGAGTGCATACTTTCGAGAATATGAGCTGCTGCTCCCGAACGACTGGGCTATATCCATACCCTTGCGGTTGATGTCGATGCCAGCCTGTGCTGTAACCGCTCTGCCTTCTGTTCTACCTTCTTTATCAACCTGAATAGCAGCAGTAGATTCAACGAATACAATACCTCCTACTTCTTTAATCTCATCCTCAATAGTCAAAGTACATTCGTACTTCAACAGAAGGGGCTTTAGAGCCTCTAGGATGTCCTCGCAAGATCGGTACTTGTACTTCCCGAATGCGTTAAACTGATTCTTTGGAGCTTTCAGCTCCGCCTGGATTGAAATGAGTTCTTTCATGTGTTTTTGTGTTTGTTTTAATTAAGTAAAGTTCTCCGATTAATTGGTCTAATGTTTTTACTAGGTCGTCCATGTGATTAAGTAAATTAAATTAATGAGTATTAGAAGTGTCGATGCTATGAGAAAGTCAACTATGAAGTATTTTTCACTATGCTTTTTCACTATACCTATGCCTATAGCTATCAGGACTGATAGTATCATGAAGCAGGAAACATAGACCCAGGTCATGGCTTGTGATGTCTTAGAGTAGCAGACTTGGCGTACCTGAGTCCGTACTTATCCCATAGAAGCTCGAAGGTAGTAACTATTGCTATACGCTTCTCTCGTGGTATTTCCCCGTAGTGCTTGGCGATAAACTCATCTACCATCTCGAATCCAATTTACATCTACAAATACTATCCATTGATTCCCTATCTTCTTAGGTGCTTGCACCCATTCACTAGGAAATTTACCAGACCTGATAATCTGATGAACTCGGGTTGATTTTTCACTATAGCCCTTTAGTACACCGTACTCTTGGGCTGACATCATTTCGTAAAGCATTTTTTGACTTCTTGTTCTAATTGTTCTACAATAAAGGGATCTAGCACCGCACAGATAATACGGTAGTGGTCTGAGAATTTCTCCGTCAGGTCATCGTAGATATCCAAGGTCAGGGACTTTCCCCCACCGAAATAGAGTTCTAAGGCAATGCCCTGGTTCTCGAAGGATTCAAGTTCTAGGGTGAGGCCAGAAAAATCTAAGCAGTAATAATGGTCTTTTAACATATTGTTTGTGTTTAGTGTATGCGAATTTACAAAACTCTATATTCAATGCAAGTAAATAATTAATTTTATTTTCCACTAAGGGCTTATTTAGAATGATTCTGTTTTACACTATGGGTTTTGTTTTCCACTATGGGTCGAGTGTAACCAGTTAGAACTGGTTCCAGAACTGGTTCTGTTTTCCACTACCCCATGTTTTCCACTAGGCCATGTTTTCCACTACCCCATGTTTTACACTATGGGGTACGGTCACGCGGTCGCGGTCGGCCGCCATTGGTCGCGGTCGGGCGCGTCACGGCATGGCATGGCAAGGCTAAACCTAGTAAGTCAACACGGGCTATTTTTAAGCCCGTAGCGTGGCGATATTTTTATTTTGGTATCATTACATAGGCAAAGAATTTGAAGGTCTTAAAACGGCTTAAAATAGGCTTAAAAAAAGGGGGGATATTAATCCCCTTATTTAACTTGGTCAAATACGGAAGGCCGACCGATTGAAAATAGAATAAAATGATCTTCAAAGGCTTTTATTTTTCCAGATTCAAAATTATCCCTAACAAGTTGGCGGGCTATTGATTCATAGTTAGGATGATATAAATCTGGTAATTTTCTAAGTAAAATAATTAGGCGGGCCAAAAGTTTATTTGTATTAATATCTTGGTCTAAATTGATTTTTTCGGTTTGCATGTTTTGATTGGTTTTTATTTAGTAAAAAAAAGGGACCTAAATAGGTCCCTGCAATTAGTGAATTATTAGTCCTACTTTCTTATTTGCTGAAATCCATTTTGTGGCGTTTAAATCGTAAACGCTGGAATCAAAATATCCGTTACTCTCTAATTCCTCCAATGAATCGAAAATTTTAGCGTGCCTTTCAGTATCTAGGTTTATTAATTCGTCATTTTTTGAACCTAGGGAAAAAATAAGGTCAAAATTTTCTGGAATATCAAAATTACCACGGATAAAAGAGTGACTCTTTGTATATGCATAGAAACGGACGGACGGATTCAAACGCGCAATTTGTAACCATTTTGCAAAGTAACTAGGGGAATAGAAATCCCCTGAATCATGTATCCGAATATATATCTGTTTATCCGTTTTTACCTTCTTTATTGCCTTATCAATTAACTCAATAAAATTTTCTTGCTTGCTTAATTCGTAGCGGTAGCTCATTCCTTTTTCTACGCTGGTAAAACGGTAATTTCCCTTTTTTGCATAACATAGCTTTAAACATTCTTTTGCAAAAGCGCAAATAAGTTTTCCCGTTTTTTTGTCATTTCCCGCTGGAATTGAGAAATTGAAAATTTTTACATTAAAGTATTCTTCTGTTTTTTGGAGCTTGCTATTTGCTTTTCCTAATAGTTTGATCATGATTTTTTAGTTTAATTAGATTAAATTGATTCCTTTTCCCATTGCTGGCAAAGGTTTAAAATTTCAGTTAGTGTATTTTCGCTTAAATCCTCATATTTTAGTTTATAATTGCTATTAAATCCAT